CATAAATCTCTGCTATGGAAACTTTATGCCGGCATGGGATTAGGGATGAATTTAGATTATCAATATGTAGCCGCAGGTAAAAAAGAAAAAGCTAACAAAATTGAAAAATTACTTGTGGAACTTTATCCTTCAATGAAAATGAATGAAATAAAAATACTGGCTGCGATGATGACTGATGCAGATAAACAAGAATTATTTGATAAAATGGGATTGGACAAAAAGTCAAGAAAAGAATACGAATGATAGAACCCGTAGAACAACCTTTTAACTGCAATCACTGCGGCAAGAGTTTTATGAAAGAAAAAACTCTCTATGCTCACATGTGCGAGCCAAAGCGCAGAATCATGCAGAAATCAGAAAAACGTGTTCAAGCAGGATTTTTAGCTTTTAACAGATTTTGGGTTATTTCTCAAGGTAGTAGAAAAGAAAAAACCTATGAAGAATTTTGCGATAGTCCTTACTATAATGCATTTGTAAAATTTGGTAGTTTTATTAACAATGTAAATCCATTGTATCCAGAAAAATTTATGGACTATGTGATAAAAAGTGGTGTTAAACTTGATCATTGGTGTAGGGATGAATTGTACGAAACGTACCTCTATGAAATTTTAAAGATTGAACCTGTAGAAGCAGCGGTACAAAGATCTTTACAAACCATGATGCAGTGGGCAGACGAAAATAACGCAAATTTTTCTCACTATTTTAACTATGCAACTTTAAATAGAGCAGTTTTTGATATCAGAAACGGTAATATCAGCGCCTGGATTGTGCTAAATTCAAGCACAGGCCAAACCATGCTTAACAATATGAGCGACGAACAATTGGATATGATCAGCGCAGTAATAGATGTACAATTTTGGAAGAAAAAATTCAAAGAATTTCCCGCTGATGTAGCATTGGTTAAGGAAATTTGCAAAGAAACAGGAATAAAATAATGGTGCAGAAGAAAACACAATTACATGGGTTAGTACCTAAGGGTTGGGGTAGTGAGCTCATATGGTGCAGTAATGAAAAATACTGCGGAAAGATGATGAATTTTCGCAAAAACGCAAAATTTAGTATGCATTTTCATGCGGAAAAGGACGAAACTTGGCACGTTTTAAGCGGAAAATTTTTAGTGCGCTATATTGACACAAAGGATGCAAGTCAGCATGAAAAAGAATTAAATGCAGGTGATACTTGGCATAACCCTCCCCTGTTCCCGCATCAGGTAATTTGCTTAGAAGAGGGCACAATTATCGAAGTTAGCACTCCAGATAGCGTGGAAGACAACTATAGAGTCATGCCAGGAGACAGCCAAAAATGAAAATTTTAATCACAGGACATAAAGGCTTTATTGGTAAAAACATGGTTGATGCTCTTAAAGATGAGCACGAATTGAAATTTTACGATTGGGGTGGAGAACTACCAAATTTACGCGATACAGATATATGTATACATCTAGGTGCTATTAGCAGCACCGTTGAAAACAATGTAGATCGAATCATGGAACAAAACTATGATTTCAGTAAATGGCTAGTTGAAGAATGCTGGAGATTTAGGGTACATTTTCAATATGCGAGTTCTGCAAGTGTATACGGGTCTGGCACAAAATTCACAGAAGATTCTCCGGTAGATCCCAAATCTCCTTATGCATGGAGCAAATATCTGTTTGAAAGATATGTTGAAAAATATACATTAAAATGGGAAATGCCTGTACAGGGATTTAGATATTTCAATGTCTATGGTCCAAATGAAGGTCACAAAGGTAATCAAAGCAGTCCCTTTGAAAAATTTCGAAAACAAGCTAAAGAAACTGGCATTATTGAAATATTTGAAGGATCACATGACTTCTATAGAGACTTTGTTCCTGTTAAAAAAGTTGTAGAAGTGCATAGAAAATTCTTTGGTGTCAATAAAAGTGGTGTATGGAACATTGGAACTGGCAAGCCTAGATCAATATTATCTATTGCCGAAGAAATTGCGGCAGAAACAGGGGCTATGATCAAATATATACCTGTTCCTAAAAATCTTGCTGTTCAATATCAAAGTTTCACCTGTGCAGATTTAACAAAGTTAAAATCTACCATACCCTATGACTAAAGTTATTGTCAATGGTACATTTGATATTTTACACGTTGGACATCTCAAAATGCTTCAGCAAGCTAGAAATATCAAAGACAGTTATGTTTTAGTATTGATAGACAGTGACGACAGGGTTAAAGAGTTAAAAGGCAATAACAGGCCCATAAACTCGCAAACAGAAAGAAAGACAATGCTTGAATCACTGCGCTATGTTGATGAAGTAAAAATATTTTCAAGTTCAGACGAACTTGTAAGTATGATAAAAGAATATGCTCCGGACGTAATGGTCAAGGGCAGCGATTACATTGGTAAACCCATAATTGGTGAACAGCACTGTAAAGAAATACAATATTGTAATTACTTAGATGGATATTCAACCACAAACAAAATTCAAAATATTATTAGTCGGTGATTATTGCACCGATGAATATATTATTGGAACCTGTGACAGGTTAAGCCCTGAGGCACCTGTGCCTGTGATTAAAATAGTAGAAAGGTATACTGGCCCCGGTATGGCCGGAAATGTGAAAGCAAACTTAGACAAGTTGGGTACAGACGTAGATTTTGTAACAGCAGAAGCAGTTATTACGAAAACAAGATATATTGATCAAAGATCTAGACAACATCTTCTAAGAGTAGATTTAGAACCAAAGATTTTCTCATGGAACCGTAAAGTTCCGCAAGCATTAGACAAGTACGACTGTGTTGTAATATCAGATTACAACAAAGGATTTTTATCTTACGAAGATATCGAATATCTAATTCAAAATTATAAAGGTCCAATTTTTATTGATACTAAAAAGCCAAATCTATCTCGCTTCAACGGGGCCTTTATAAAGATCAACGAATTAGAAAATAGAAATAAGACATCTTCAAATTCCAATATGATTGTTACACTTGGTAGTCGTGGTGCTATGTATGGAAACAAAATATTTCCCACCAAATCCGTAGAAGTTGTAGATGTTTGCGGATGCGGAGATACATTTTTAGCAGCACTAAGTTACCAATACCTAGTGACAAAATCTATCAACGAAGCTATTATATTTGCTAATAACGCATCTAGCATTACCGTTCAGAAAGAAGGTAACTACGCTCCTACACTGACGGAAATTCAAAATGCCTGATATTGATATTGATTTTGCAGACAGAACAAAAATACTTGATATTATCAAACACGTTCCTGCTACCTTAGAAGATGGCAGGAAACATAATACAGGCGTTTATTGTCAGCAAATTCCTGTTAATCCAATAACAGGTCAAGCAAGCATAGATTATAATGTTGCTGAAGAGAGAGGATATTTTAAAATAGATTTTCTCAATGTTGGCATATATCAAGATATAAAAGACGAAAATCATTTAAATAAGTTGTTGGAGACAGAACCGCTATGGCAGCTTTTACAACACGAAGAGTTTGTAAATCAATTATTTCATTTGAACGGTCATGGGGATGTACTGAAAAAGACCTGCCCAACTTCCGTGGAACAATTAGGTGCAGTCCTAGCAATGATACGCCCGGCCAAACGCTATCTGATTGGGAAAGACTGGACGACGATCATGAGCGAAGTATGGATCAAGCCAGAGACTGGTGAATATTACTTTAAAAAAGCACACGCAATAAGTTATGCTATGGCTGTTATAGTTCATATGAATTTGCTTTGCGAAAAAATAAGTTACGATTACTCATGATATCTAACTACAAAAGATACTTTGCATTTGGATGCAGTTATGTTAACTATGGTTGGGGTACATTACCAGATTTAATTGCAGCTAATTTTGAAAAATATTATAATTTTGGTCAAGGTGGAGCATCAAATACTCTTATTTTGTCTAGACTAATTGAAGCAAACGATACATTTCAATTTAATCCAGAGACAGACTTTATAACAGTGGGAATTACAGGATTTGGTAGATTTAGTATACTAGATCGAGATTATCCAAGATCATGGATTACTAGCGGCGATACTATTCCTAACGATCCTACCGTCGATATCGAAGATCATCAACCTGAACATGATTGGAGAGCAAAACTTTTTGCTAAAGAGTTAGATTCCTATGCTTGGTGTGTACAACGATCCCACGATGCAGTTCAATCAATTAGACATATTCTTCAAAACACCAAAGTAAACTACTGTATGTACCCGTCAATAGATAATTTGTTATTCACTTATAGTTTTGACACGAAAAAAACGTATAAAAATTATTTTAATCTCACGCCTTTTTATCAAGAAATGGCACAGAAGATACACAATTTGTATGACGTAAAAGAAAGCCTTGACGAATTTGTTAGAATAAACAAATTGTTAAAAGGAGTCAAATATGATAACGGAGAATTTAACGGTCACCCAAGTCCTCTCTGTCATTATCTATATCTACAAAAACATTTTCCTCTGTTCAATACAGAAAAAGCTTTGCAACGATTTAATTTTTTAGAACAGATTTTTTGTAAAGAAAGTCACAGTGAGCAAGTAGATCAATTTACTAAAAAGTTTAGTTTGATATATAGAGACAAAAATATAAATTCCTATTATTAACCTCGAACGGTCTTTACTTTTCTTATTAATTGTATCGATTTTCTCTTAATTCTTTTTTCAGCAATGCTGCTGAGATTTACTACGGGACCAAATACCAGCTTAACATCTTTTGCGTTAAAGGTTTTTACAGCAAATTTGAAATTCTGCATTTCTTTTTTAAGAAATATATTAATGGGTATTTTTCTGTTACTTTCCCACCACCAAGTTTCCCCTAATTCTAAAAATATGCGTTTTTGATCCTGTGTCTTTAACTCGCTTATATCGTAGATTGTAGCGATTTGATTGTCAAAATTGATTATAATGCCTACATATTCCGAATCAGCTACTTTGATGCAGGATATAAATGGGTGGTCGTCTTGAAAGCTGATATTAGATGGCATTTTTATCAATAAATATACATATGCAAACTTTACCAATCTATTTATATCCAAATACCTATAGCGTTATACTAGATTTGGACAGCACTATCCTAGGAGTAAATCGTGTTATGTATCAAAATGATCTCAAATTACAGAGAGGTGTAAAAAACTCTGTAAAAATACAGTTTAAAAACAGTGATCAGAAAAGAATACGTGTTTATTCCACCGGAACTTATGTATTCAATATGTTTGATATAGCCAGCAAACAGTTAGTAAGTCAAAAACCTTTACAGATAATAGATGACGGAGTTACAACAAGCACAAAAGGATTGGCGGTTTTAAATCTTATTGAATCAGATACTATTGGTTTATCAAAGTCTGCTTATAATTTTAGCATAACCTATCTTGATCCAAATGATAACACAGTAAACCCTGCTTATGCAAATACCTATTATGGTATGCTAGGCACAGCTTACTTAGGCAACGACGCATATCCAGAACTTAAAGATAGTCAGGATGTAATTTCATTCAATCAAGTGTTAAATGTAACAACTAATCTATACGAATGGAAAAGCGGCGACACTTATTCTTATCCAGAACTCACTACCAGCAATTCTGTGCATACAGCAGGAATTTATTTGACTGGATACAGAGGTACATTAAAAATAGAAGGTACATTATCAAATCAACCAAACGATTCGAATTACTCTCTAATTAAAACACTAGATTACACAAACTTTACCGGAGTAGATTATTGTAATTTTTCTGGTGTTTATTCATATATTAGATTTATTTTTATACCTGCAGTCAGACCAGGAGATAGTACCAACGACGATCCTAGTTATTTCGGATCTTTTGACAAAATACTCTACAGAAGCTAAACTTATAGAGTGAACGAAATTCAATCTGCTATCCTTAGTTTACTGCCAGCCAAGCGTAAATCTACTCCCAGCGGCTGGACCAGTTTTAATGCTGTGTGTTGTCATCATAACGGCGAATCAGCAGATAACAGACAACGTGGCGGGGTACTTGTAAATTCTGAGGGCGGTATCCAATACCATTGTTTTAATTGTAATTTTAAAGCAGGGTGGTCGCCCGGTAAACTACTATCATCCAATACTAAAAAATTACTGCATTGGCTGGGATTAGGCCAAACTGACATAAGCAAACTAGGGTTGGTTGCACTAAGATTGAAAGATGATCAACCAATTAGTAAAAAAGAACTGAGATTTGAACTTGAAGAAAGATCACTCCCTGACAATACCCAAAGCATTGATCGATGGCTAGAAGAAGGGTGTAACGATCCTGATCTTGTTGCGGTTATTGATTATGTAGTTAACCAGCGTCAAATGAAATGGGATTGGTATAAATGGCACTGGAGTGCAACACCAGGATATAGAGATAGAGTAATTATTCCGTTCTATCAAGACGCAAAAATTGTAGGATATACAGGTAGAAAAATTGGCAGTGGTCGTCCAAAATATTTGGCAGATACACAGCCGGGCTACGTTTTCAATTTAGATCAGCAAAGTGATGAGAGAGAATATATAATTGCGGTTGAAGGACAGTTTGACGCCATTGCTATAGATGGCGTTGCTTTCATGCATAATGAGCCAAATGATATTCAGTGTGCAAGAATAATTGCTTTAAACAAAGAAATAATTGTCGTTCCCGATAGAGATCGCGCCGGAGCCAAAATATTAAATGCAGCAATAGAGCATGGTTGGAGTGCAAGCATGCCGCCGTGGGAAGATGACATAAAGGATGTTGCGGATGCAGTAAAACGGTACGGCAGACTTTACGTGCTAACTACTATATTGCATTATAAAATTTCAGGTGATTTAAAATTGAATCTATTAAAGAAAAAGTTGGAATATTTAAATGAGTAAAACTAATTACAATTACGATATGCAGAAATTGTATCTAGAAATGTTTCTCAGCGATGCAGAAACGTTTACTCGTTGTCAAAATATTTTTAGTCCGCAAAATTTTGATCAGAAACTGCAGGATACAGCAGAATTCATCACCACTTATGTGGACAAATACAAGACTATGCCTGAAGCCAATATAGTGAATACTGCTTGCAGCGTTGAACTTAATCCTGTTGCACTACCCAAGGAACATTATAATTGGCTGTTGAATGAGTTTGAAAATTTCAGTAGGCATAAAAGCCTTGAGAGAGCAATTCTTAAAAGTGCAGACTTGCTGGAAAAAGGAGATTATGGTCCTGTAGAAAAGCTTGTTAAGGATGCTATTCAAATTAGCCTAAACAAGAACATGGGCACAGACTATTGGGAAGATCCTAGAGCAAGATTAATGAAACTCAAGGAGAATAACGGTCAGGTCAGCACAGGTTGGCCCACTGTTGATAAAAAACTCTATGGCGGTTTCAAACGCGGTGAACTCAATATCTGGTGTGCTGGATCAGGTGGTGGTAAGTCTCTATTTCTTGCCAATCAAGGACTTAACTTTGCACTGGCTGGACTGAATGTAATTTATTTTACATTTGAGCTAAGTGAAGAACTAGTCAGTATGAGACTAGACAGTATGGTCACTGGCACTGCTACTAGAGAAATTTTTAAGAATCTTGACGATGTTGAAATGAAAGTTAAGATGATGCGTAAGAAAGCCAGTGAGATACAGGTTGTATACATGCCCTCAGGCAAAAACTGCAACGACCTTAGGTCCTATCTAAAAGAATATCAAGTTAAATTTGGCAAAAAGCCTGACGTAATTCTAGTAGACTATTTAGATCTAATGATGCCTTTGAGTATCAAAGTAAGTCCCAGCGATCTGTATGTCAAAGACAAATATGTGTCAGAAGAACTACGAAATCTAGCAATGGAAACGCAATGTGTAGTTGTGACTGCAAGTCAGTTGAATAGAGCAGCAGTTGAAGAAATTGAATTCGATCACAGTCATATTTCAGGTGGATTGAGTAAGATTCAGACTGCTGACAACGTAATTGGCATTTTTACAAGTCGTGCTATGCGTGAACGTGGTCGTTATCAAATTCAGTTTATGAAAACACGTAGCAGCAGCGGTGTGGGACAAAAAGTTGAATTAGACTTTAACATAGACACACTGCGTATCACAGATCCTGGTGAGGAAGAAGCTGAAGCAAATCTAAGTCAAATGCGTTCAAATTCTAATAATAATATCATGCAAGGCTTACGTAGAACCAGTGTAGTGAGCAACACAGCTACCGAGCAAGAATCTGTAGATCCCACTCAGGGAGTGTCTATAAACAAACTAAAATCTAAAAATCAATCAGCGCCGCTGATTAGATCCTTCTTAACTGATATTAGTCCAGAAAAAGATTAAAAATACGATTTAACTTTAATTTGTATGGATTGCTGCAAACAAGCTTCCCATAGAATATCGTGATCTGTATTGAACACGTTGTCGATGTCTGCAGGTAATATTTCCCATTTAAAGGGATCTAATGGGTCTCTTTCTTTACCAAGGTGTTTGTCTAATCTGCCTTTATCAAACAGCCAATATCCTGCACAGGCCTTGAGATAAGCCGGACCTTCATCTTGAGCTATAGCCATTAAGATGCTAATATCATGTGTAACACCTATGCTGTTTGTTAAGGGTATGGTACCAACCCCTCTCCAATCTAAGCTATGGATAATATGCACCTTGTCCACAGCAATATTACCGCCGTACCATATAGGGTCATTACCGTAATACTGAATATTTAAATTTCTAGCAATTGAAGATAGTGTGTTGTCCGTCTGTAACTTGTTTATTTGCAATGCTATACTAACGTCTTTTGTATGGCTTAAGCATAACAAAACAGCCCGAGATAGATCATCTTCTGGGTTAGTAGGATTAGCTATTAATAAATTTCCTGCATAATTTTTCATATAACTTCATTGTATTTAATACAATAAATACAACAATATGCTATTACGAGAGTTTGAACTACCCGTAGGACAAAATGTTGTGTTAAATCCCAAACTATGGGATAAGGATTCTCTTAAGGGAGAAATAAAAACCGCCCTGTTGCGTATAGCTAAAGACTTTTTAGAATATGTAGATGTGCCAGTTAAAGTAATAGACATTGTGATTGCTGGCGGCAATGCCAACTATACCTATACCAATAAATCAGATTTAGATCTACATATAATCGCAGATGTAGACTCTACTCCTTGCGACAGAGAAGCAATGGAGCTATTTGATACTAAGAGATTGCTGTATAAAAGAGATCACGATATCACTGTTAAAGATATTCCTGTAGAACTTTATATAGAAGATGTTAAAACACCTGCTGTCAGCGCAGCCTATAGTTTGTTGACCAACAAATGGGTTAGAGAACCAGAAAGAAAAACAGTCAGCTATGATCAAAAAGCAGTGAGCAAAATGGTTAAACTTTGGAAAACTGTTTTCAAAGGTGCAATAAGAACAGGCGATTTACAAACCTGCCGCAATGTGTTAAAATTGTTAAGGGAGTTTAGAAAAAAAGGTTTAAAAACTGCGGACGGAGAATACAGCGTTCCAAACCTAGTTTACAAAAGCCTTAGAAACGATCAATCTCTTGAAGGTCTAGTAACATTAGTTAATAAATTACACGACAGAGAACTTAGTCTAAAAGAACAATGAAAGAACTATATATTCCAACCCTATATATAGATATGGACGGGGTTGTTGCGGACTTTAACGGATTTGCGTCAACTGTTTTAAGAGAACCTGTAGATGCTTCTACAGAAAAGTGGACGACAGAGCAATGGAACAAACTGAGATCTCATCCCGGCCTCTACAAGCATCTACCAAAAACAGCCAAAGCTGACGAAGTAGTTAATCTAGCTAGAAAGTTTAGAAATTATTTAGGTTGGCGTGTCTACATGTTAACAGCGGTGCCTAAAGCCAACGATGTACCTGATGCTTTTTCAGACAAGATTTACTGGATGCTAAAGCATTATCCGGATATTGCAGTAAGATTTGGTCCTTTTGCCAAAAACAAAAAAGATCATTGTCGACCTGGAGATGTGTTATTTGATGATCGTCCTAGCAACTGCGAGGAGTGGATTCAGGCGGGAGGCCGAGCAATCCTAGCCAAAGATCTGGATCGTGCAGTATTAGAATTGAAAGAATTGTTTGAAGATGAACGTCAATATGATACATGATTCTATAAATTCAATGTTTTGGTAATTGATATTTACCCAAAGCTAAGTATTGATATGAATAAACTAAAGATTTGTGTTTACGCTATCTGTAACGGTGAGCGTCATTTTATACCTAGATGGATTGAAAGCGCAATGCCCGCAGATTATATTGTAATTTGCGATACAGGCAGCAAGGACGGCGCAGGAGAACTTGCCAAAACGTTGGGGGCAACAGTCTATAATATTTCCGTTAATCCTTGGAGATTTGACATTGCAAGAAATACAGCGGTAAGTTTATTGCCAGAAGATGCAGATGTCTGCATAAGCTTAGATATAGACGAAATATTGCAGCCAGGATGGCGCGAAGAAATTGAACGTGTTTGGATTAAAGGTGAAACCAATAGACTAAAATACATGTTTGATTGGGGTGCAGGGATTCCTTTCTATTATGAAAAAATTCATGCAAGACATGGCTTTGTATGGAAAAATATCATTCACGAAGTTGTAGCAGCAGATCCAAGAACTGTAGAGAAATGGGCCACTACTAATTTTCTTCTAGCAATTCATAGACCAGATCCTACTAAACCTCGCAGTCAATACATGCCTATGTTAGAAGCGGATGTGAAGGATAATCCTTACAATCCTCGTAACAGTTTTTATTTTGCAAGAGAATTAACCTTCCATAGTCGCTGGGAAGAATGTATTAGAGAAGTAGAAAGATATCTTAAACTTGACAACACTTGGAAGAGTGAAAGAATGTACGCACTGCGTATACAGGGACAGGCTTATAGTGAATTGAAACAGTTTGATTTAGCCCTGCAAAGTTATTTAAAATCTGTAGAAGAGTGGCCTCTCAGCAGAGAACCTTGGATCGATCTTGCCACTCACTATCTCATGCACAGCAATTTTCAACTTTGTCTTGAAGCAGCAGAAAAAGCCATTGCAATCACAGACAGAGAAAATACTTACACCGTTGATCCTAGTGTGTGGGGAGGAAAGGCGTGGGACATGGCAGCATGGTGTTGTTGGAACTTAGGAATTTTTGACAAGGCATATGAATACGGATCTAAGGCTGCAGAACTAGATCCCGCTGTTGAACGTTACAATTTCAATCTACAGTTTTATAAAAGCAAGGTGCAGCAATGAAATCTTTTTTAAACAAGATTAAAGAATTTTGGGTTAAAAGTTATACCAGTGATAGAAAAGCATTCTATCTAGAAATGGTTGCCAGCATACTGGTAGTCATCAGCACAACCAGCATTGCTGTAACAGCAGACAATCCTCCCATGCATCTAATCTATCCTGTTACCTTTGCTAGTGCTCTAGTTAGTATATGGGCCTATATTAGACGCGGTGTAGCATGGCCTTTGCTAATAACTACCTACTTTAGTTTTGTGCATATATTTGGATTTGGTAGAGCTCTGGGTTGGTGGTAAATACTCATATGCAGAAACTACTCGAACAAATCAAAAGCATGCTGGCAGATGGCCATGATGCTGGTTCTATAAGCAGCAAGCGTGTGGTGACATTTTTGGCATTTACACTTTGCGCATTTGGTTTTTTGGTTGATCTTTTCAGTAACTTTCAAATTACTCAGACACTTTATGATAGTATGATGTGGATTGTGATTGCAGGTTTAGGCTTTACAGCCAGCGAAAAGTTTGCTAAGAAATCTTAAGAATAATCTGCATTAACCTGGAGGGCTATAAATATGTTGGCATTTTTATTAGGTGCAGCAGTGGGTTTACTAGTAGGTTGGTACTTTCCGGCGCCGGCCTTTGTAGCAAACTTACTTGCTAAATTTAAAAAGTAAGGAGATAATATGTTTAAGTTTGTTGCAGTATCATTGGTAGCTCTTTCATTAGCGGCTTGTGGCGCTAAGGAAGAAGAAGTTGCTCCTGCAGTTGAAGCAGCTCCGGCTGTTGAAGCTGCTCCAGAAGCAGCAGTTGAAGTTCCAGCTGAGGGCGTATCAGCCACAGCAACCGAAGCAGCACCAGAAGGTGTTGACGGTGGAACAGCAGCTCTACCATAATAGATAGATAATATCTAAAATCAATAATCGAGGGTCGCAAGGCTCTCGATTATTTTTTTACCTTCAATAAATAACTGTATGCAGCAGAGAGAATTCTTAAAACTTGAAATATGGTTAGATAACCAATACTACGACAAAATTGATGTAGATGTTAATGGTTATAACATTGCTGTACTATTAAAAGGATTCAAAGATAAAATGTCTGTGGGTTTAATACCCTATGCAGAAAAAATAGAGTTTAGAAAAGCACTATGACTGTTACAGCCCCAGCTAGCCTTACAAAAATTAAAACTGAATTTGGCGGTCCTAATGATTTGAGTGCTTACGTTAGAGGTGGTACTTATGTTGCTGCAACTCGTCCTGCGGCAAGTTTACCTGACATACCTATTAATACTGCCGTAAGTGAGACCGAGGCTGGACTGGCTATAAGTCAGTTTGAAGGCCTATCATCATTTATAGGGTCATACGAAACTTACGTTGGTGGAACTACCGGTGTTACAACCACAGCACCTGCAGGTGCAAGTTATGCAACAATAGAATTGTGCGGCGCTGGCGGTGGTTCAACTAATGCGGGTGGAGGCGCTGGCGGTGGTTACATAAGAAAAACCATTGCTGTTACGGGCGGGGTTACACAAATTAGTATTGATTACGTAGGATTTTTTGGCAGTTTTAGTGCCGGCAGTGTTGCTGGAGATGGACAGGCTACTTATGTTACAGCCAACGGGATAACTTATATAGGCTATGGTGGACAAGGAGGAAGAAGCAATTGGGCAACTCCTGCACAAGGGGGTACAACCTCTGGAAACGGCGATGTCAATGTCGACGGATTTCCGCAGAATCAAAACTTTAATGGTAAGGGTGGCGGTTATAATGAAAACTTCTTTCCCAGAGATACACCCAATAATCCTTCATACTCTTTTGGAGCAGAAAGAGGCGCTGGGGTGTTTGCCAGTTTTACTGGCGAATGTCCTTATAACTGCGGCTGTGCGGTAATTACTTGGTATTAGTTACCAAGACCACTGATTATAAAACTATTCATGGTGCCGTTTGATCCTAAGATGAATTCCCCTTTAGATTCATCACCAATGTTAACACCGTACTTCCAATCGCGCTCTAAACTAATAACTTTAACTGTGCTAGCACTAACAGAAGTATCTGTTCCAACGTAGGTGCTCCAATCTATGGTTTGAGGATAACCACAAAATGTAATTTCACCGCTGTAACCCTGTGTGCTTAGCCAAGACAGGAATTCTACAGAATATTGCGATTCTATAATGGCACCGGTTTGTGTAAATCCCTGACTGTTTTTTAAATTAATCAGGTTTAATGCGTTGTTTTTTATTTGATCATGCACAAGCTTATTTATTAATCATTTAAATACTATCAGCAATGAAACTCACTGTAGGTCAAGATCTTCAACCCGTATACGATCTAATCTTTAGAGTCAAAAGAAACTTCCCTCATCATTTTAGTAACATAAAAACAGTAATACACAATATAGATCGTTACATTGGTCAGTATAACAATAATCTATGGTTATACAGTCGTAAACCCTGCGACAAGTACAGGGAAGCGGCCCAACAAGATCTAGACAATATTTCCAAACTGCTTACAGCATTGGAACGTGCGGAAATGATAGGCTATCTCAGCGGTGAAAGCCGGGCGCGCAACGATTTATTTTGATGTGCTGCCTCTAGCGGCCCACTTGCCCACAGCGTCACTCCACAGTGCGCGACTGAAACTGTTATTGCTAGCAATGCTTCTCATCTGAACCATAGACACCTGCGTGTTATAGAGTTTTTGCCAACTTCTGTTCAATCTATCTAGTACTGCATCTAAAGTGGGTTCATTGGCAGAACCGTAGAGGTCCTTAACCATGGCACGGAACAGTTCTTGAGGAGGCGGCGGATTTTCTCTATCATAGTGAACAGTGCGTGTGCTGACCACTTCCAATTCACGAATCAACACTTCACTGACGCGGCTCTTAAGCTGCGCACCCAATTTGCGAAAAGCAAATCTGCGCTGATCGGCATCCAAGTTTTTGTTCTTTATAAACTTAGCCACTGCCTGCATAAGCTCCAAATAACCCATGTTGTCATCGTAGAAAGGACTGTCCTCAAATTCCTTGTAGAGGTCGCGTCCCGTCTGAAATTCTGCGCTACGCATACAGTGAGTATTTATTAAATTAGATGTATTGGTCTACCAGTGAGCCTGCCCAATAGGCATACTTGTAGCTCCAATAGGCCTGCTGTCGGTCTAAGGCCATGTACTGACGATTTTCTTCTAGTTCTTTGACCATCACTCGCAGTTCTTCTCTTCGTTGCTCTTCCTGGTACTTTTCCAGTCTCAACTGCTGCTGTCTCTGCTGCTCACGCTGCTGTGCCAGCAATCTAGTTTCTAGTTCATCCTGCGCTTGATTAAATCGTTCAGTGAAATTTAATCTAGGTGTAGGTACAAAGGGTATGGGTGTGATCATAACATTATTTAATCCATTGGCTAAAGTCGGGTTGTCTAAGTCTAAACTCCTGTGTCCACAGACCTCTGCAGACCTTAATGCCTTCACTGCGCAGCAGTTTGGCCAAGGTCAGATCGGGATGCAGTCCAACTCCTGAACAGAATGCTGCAGCTCTATGTTCAATGCTGTTCACTGTGTTTATGGCCAAGCTGCTGCCCATAAAAAGCACGTCACTGAAATACTGCTGCACACTGCGCTCACTGTCCCATTCTAAGCAACCCGGATCTCTGGGACCATCTGCTATGGTAATCACTTGGGGATTCACTGTGGCAAGATCTAGGTTGCGATCAAAAGCAGCATCAGGTCTGGCTTTGATCACAAGATCATAGGCACCATGTTCAGCTTCCCACTGCTCTCGCTGTGCGCCTACCATGCTCCATCCCCTCCACATGGTATAGACACTGCGCAGATCACAATGTTCAGCCACAATGCCCTGAGGCACAGTGATCACAGGTCTAGGTGCAGCTGAGTATGTGACCACACTGTGATGGCTAGGTAGATTGCTGCGAAATTTGGCAAGTACAAAGTCTCTATCTGGCAGATCGCGCCATGTATCAGGTATGAGATCCCACCACCGCCAACTCAGGCTATCGGGTCTGGGATTCTGCTGCCAAAACACTATGTGCCATTCCACTGAATCCGCACCCACTAATTGATCAGCAAATTTCCCAACCAACTCACAGACACGGGGCTGGCCGCTGATTTCCACAGCAACCTTCATAGATTGCGGGCCTCTACAGCTATTTTACGCTGATTGGAAATTTGCTGTGTTATGTTTCGCATAAACTAGGACCTGAGTGCAATTGCATGTAAATATCTAATCTGTTATAGCAGTATTTAATGAACAAAACTGACCTACTGACCAAAAGTAAAACCTTCTGCATGTTTCCCTGGCTGCACCTATTTGTGTCTCCCAGAGGCACAGTCTATCCCTGCTGCAGTCACAGTCAGAGAACAGAGGCTTTTGGCAACACAAAAACGCAGGCACTGGCCGATGTGTTTAACAATGAACAGATGCGCACACTGCGCATGAACATGCTTGAGGGCAAGCCCAGCCCAGTCTGTGAAATGTGCTATACCTTTGAACGCAGGGGCGCGCACAGTTACAGACAATTTGCCAACGAACGATTTGGAGAAGAATTTCACAGTGTGGTTCCTTCCACGCTGCCAGACGGTAGAGTGCCCGACTTTCGCATGCTCTACATTGACGTGAGATTCAGCAATCTCTGCAACTTCAAGTGCAGAACCTGCGGTGTGGAATACAGCAGTCAGTGGGCCACAGAAACCAAGTTAGTGAACAAGCAGAAAGCAAAGCCCAACACAGATCCCACACTGCTGCATGCAGATCCATCAGGTAAACTGCTGAGAGAAATTGCACAGCATCTAGACCATGCCAAAATCATCTACTTTGCAGGCGGGGAGCCCATGATGATGGAGGAACACTATGAAATCCTGCAGCAGTTAATCGCCCAAGGCCGTAGAGATATCACACTGCGCTACAATACCAATGCCAGCAGCTTTAAGTTCAAGGACAGAGACATCTGGCAGCTATGGCAGCAGTTTGATAGAATTGAAGTTAGTGCCAGCATAGACCACTACGGCGAACGTGCAGAATATATACGCACAGGCACAGATTGGGCTGCTGTGGAAAGCAATTTGATCTTGTTGAGACAGCAACCAAACATAGACTTCCAGATCAACACAGTGCTCAGTGTGTTTAACTATGCCACACTGCCAGAGTTCTATCAGTATTTGGTGGATAGAGACCTATACAGGCCTACTGATCGCTTTCACTTCATGGTGAACACAAACTATCCAGAATTCTACAGTGCAGCAGTGCTGCCTAGATGGATCAAAACAGCTGCCACCGAGAAAATACTGGCGTTGAGAGATTGGGCCAGACAGCAGGACAACTGGAGCATGGTCAGTAACCTAGAGCACGGTGTCCAGCATGCCAACTCAGAGCATACCTGGGTGCAGCATAGAGATCGATTGAGAACACTGACTAGAGAATTGGATCAAATTAGAGGCACAGATGTGGTGAAGACATTTCCTGAATTGAGATCCCTATGGCGCTAGGCGGAACCCACCTCTCTTCTGCGCGAAGCGCAAAGCGGTTTACGCAGAAAAATTTCACCATAATTCTATACTATTATAATAATCAGTGTAAAATACAGTGATATCAAGAGATAATCTAAAAAATGGTAATAAGCACTCAGCCCTCAAGCCTACGTGAATTAGGACAAACTGAAGAACCCCGTCTCTACAGCATAAGCATACCCACTCCACAGGGTGAGCAGAACTGGCTGAGAGTGCGTAAATGGTGTCATGAACAATGCCAAAGCCCTTATAGATACGAAGGTGAAGGAGCGTTTACCTTTGCTGGTGAAAAAGACTATGCACTGTTCTTGCTGACTTGGGCATAACGCTGCGCGACGACAGCAATGATCATAGAATGGCAGCTATGGAGTGGTGCAGGCGGTTTGGCCGCTCAAATGGGTCATAGCCGTGTAAAGGGTCAGTTAGACAGAATAGCAAAACAGCACAAATGGCAGTTAACACTGCACAAGGGCCCTGATAGATTCACACTGCGCACAGAGATAACAGAGCAGCAGTATACCATACTGTGCTTACAGTGGAAAATTAGCTATAACTACGAAAAGTGGCGTGTGGTAGAACACAATAGCAGCAGCAAGGATGTAAATCGCAAGTCTGAAACGTAGAGTCCATGTGCGAGCTGAGCCATGACGTAGACCACATTGCGAACAGCGTAGCATATAAGATATTTACACAGAAAAATAAAAGAACTAGTGTATTTCAAAGGTAAGATGCAGTCTATAGTCATAACCTGAATTAACAAAGGTATGATAGTGTGAGTTGTTTACTATATAAACTGCTCCTGTAGCGGGTAGATGAAATGCACGATCTTCATAGACAAATCTTGCACCTTCGTTGGTTATTAAAGGTATATGCAAACACACACGGCCCCTATCACAATGCCAATTGTAAGCGCAGTTTGGATGTATACTTCTATAGTTAACACTGTTAAAGTTTAGATAACGTTGAAGATGATTGGCCACAGTGAGTGTGTAGGGCATGAACTTTATGTGTTCTTTATACACTGAATTAAACTGTAGATTATGACGTAGTTGAACGGGTATGCGGGCTAGAACACCGTCATCTGAGCCTCCAAGCCATGGTTGCATGAGAGGTTGAATCTGCGCAGCGTACTCACTGAGTAATTGCTGAAGATCCACTGAATAATCAGCTAGAGGCTCTATATACTGTACTGCAGGCAGCATAGCAATATTTACTAGCCCGGTCTATATAGCAACCAAAAAAATTGCTGCGCAAAATTTTTTAGAGTGGGAATTGTTGAGGGTGGGGAGTTTTGCAGATCGGTCTATATATAGGGCAAAAATCTGCTGCGCAAAAATTTCATGGTTTGGAGATCTCGGCCCCTGGTGATCTAGTCTAACTGGGGTGGTTTGGCAAGCCCCTTTTTAAATTTTTGTCAAGTTTTTTAATTTACAACCCCAGGGCCCTCAGTCCTCACCCCTGGCCAGGATTTCTTTTATCTCCTTCATGTCCACGGGCTGACCCCTGCGAGCCATCCTTACCAACTCTCTCAAGCGCAGCAGATCATCCTTGCGCAGTTTGGTGATCAAGTCCAGTGCATTGGCCCCACCTTGGCGCGTTGCTGCTAGGTCCCATAGCAGCAGCAGCACAAGCATGGCCCAGAACTGTATAGTGGTAGCAGGGTACACTAGGCTAAAGCAATAGCCTAGTGCAGCCGCGCATACTAATCTTTGTAGCAATGCATTCATGCAGTTATTTACTTGCGACGCATACAGGTAGTACGCGCCATGCTCTGCCACCCGTCCGGAAAGCTCTTGCGCAGGTCCGCTATCTTCAGTACCATGCGTAGACTTAGTTCACGGATACGATCCGCATTGTGCTCCACATAGTCAATGATCTCCTGCTTCTCTGACTGTTCGAACTCATACTCCTGCAGCATGCCGTCATTAACGATCTGACGGATACGCAGCAGTTTTTCGCGTGTGGTATCCATCTGCAGATCAATGTAGTGACAGCGGCTTTCCAGTGCGTCCAAATGATCCCTGAGCTTCTTGCTGCGCACATGCTCAAACTTGATGTTGGTAATGAACACAGCGCCTGCTGAGAACTCAAAGCGCGGCGGTATGCCCTCAGTACGCAGCAAGCGGCTGTCCGTGTTCCAGCTGATCCAACGGCGCTTGCTTGAATCCAACGCTGCTTTGAGGATGTTCAAGCTGAGGTCTTCCATAAGCACACTATCACAGTCGTCGAACACTATGACATTGCCTCGGTCCTTGTACTCAAACAGTTTGGCGTAGAGTCCCAAGGCACTCATTGCGCCTTTCACAATCTCATACTTGGGCTTGCGTTGTGCTATGGTGTTGAACAGATCGTCCTTTTGCAGTACGTCCTCTACGCCGTAGCTCTTGCCTACGCCCGGGGGACCACTGACGATAAGTGCTCGCACATCACCCTTCTTTACAGCGCGGGTCATGTCCGTGAGAATCCGGAAACGTTCCCGCAATCGTTCCACAATTGCTTCGTCCGTTTCACCTGCTACTTCCTGCTCACGTTGGCGAATTGCATCCGTGTCAAATTCAATGATTGTTGCTTTTTCTTTGGCCATTGCCATGCTCCTTTATGTTGTAGATATTATACAGTCTGGGAGCCAAACTGTCAAGTAAAAAAACAGGGCGGGATGTTTAGTCGCCGCCCCAAAAAAGAGGAACTAGTTGAGCAGTTTTGGGAGGTGCTCAGCTCCTATGGAGTTAACCGTAGAGCGCGTTGTTGCGGACCACGTTGTTCTTCCCAGTGACCAAGCCGTTGATTCCCTTCTCGGAAATCGTGCGGCGCAGGCCACCACTCTCAGTGCCGTAGCCACTCAGCATACGAGCAACGGCTCGCTGACTGGTGAAGCGACGGATCTGCTTGCTGTTGGGGAACTTAACGAAAATACCCATTGTCAATACTCCTAACTTTGCTGTGGTGTTTAACTAATCAACCCGTGTATATTACTATCAAGGGCCACGGGCGTCAACCCCTAATTTACCAAACTTTATTGCAGCGTTGCGACGTCAACCCGCGCCAACCGCTGCACCATATTTCGATTGTTGCTGATCGCATCCATCATGAGGTTGTAGTCCTCCTCATTCAGCGTGGTGCGGTAGATGCTGGCACCGATCGTGACCAGTGCAGCCGCTACTTCAAAGGGTGAGCGACCTGATGCTATCTTGCCTGAAGCCAAATCGCTGATGTCGTTGTAGGTTTCGTCTAATGTGTCTTTGCTGTCCATATGTGTAGTATAACTCCTTTGTGTTAGTTGTCAATTGGTGGGTCCTGTGAGATTCGAACTCACGACCAACAGATTAAAAGTCTGCTGCTCTACCGACTGAGCTAAGGACCCTCATGTTCTTGCCTCATGGCCCTTAGGACTTTTGTGCCCTCGGTCTTTAACCATTTCTCAAACGCATCGCGGTCCACATCTATGGTCTGCATGGGCGTGAAAGTCACGATGGCAAATCCTAGCTTCCGTGCTTGCTCAGTGAGCTCGCGGACCCTGCGGTAGTCTTCTAAATTAGCTACCACAGGGTCCGTCATGTCAGGCTCCTGTCCAGCGGGTGGATGACCAATCCTGCTGCAGGACATTGCCCCGCCGGAAGTTCTTGGCAGGGCTTGCCCAACTTGCGGC